TAACTATTAATTTTTTCATTATGTATTTCTCACTCCAAATAATGTAAATTCACCTTTGGCTATATTTCCTGTGCTTGGAATTACTTGAACATAATTAGTATCAACAGCAACTTCATAACTTCCATGAAAATGCCATGTTCCAAAATATCCTCCAGTATTTTCTGCATAGAAAAATCCATAAACTGCTGGTTTATAAGAAGAACCTACATTTCCTTTTCTATAAAAATGAACTTCACCAAACATTGGTCTTGATGTATTATCAAAATCCATATTTTGTCCCATGCTAATATGTCCAGCACTTGTACTAGCAGCAGAAACAAGTGTTGATGAATTATCTGGTTTATATTTAAAAAGTTGGAACATATAATCTGCTGTTTTAATATCAGATGAATCAGATACTCCAATTCTAAATTTTAATTCTCCATTAGCACCATCGCCTAAAAAATTTGCTATATAAAGTATATAGTGTGAGGTACTATCGTTGTTATGGTTAACATCAAAAGTAACAGAACCAACATCACTTGATACTGCTGTTGATGCTAATTTATCCATACCTCTAGTTAAAGAAAAATCTAATCTTTTTAATACACCAGCATCAGAAATTAATAATTCATCTGTATCTGCTGGTGTTGCAGCTAAAGCTGTATCTCCAGAAATTATATCTTGTGCTAATTTAGCATTTGTAATTATTCCATCTGCTACATCGCTAGAAGTTAAAGGTGCTGCTGTTGGTTTTTTACCTATAAAAGCCATCTTATGTTATCTCCATTATAGACAATGTTCCTGAAACTTTATCAGCTACAGAACAATCTATTTTAATTTCATCTGTAGTTTCTAAAACTACTTTTCCTCCAGATAAAAGTTCTAATGAACTTCCAGCTGGTATAGTTACATCTTTCACTAAAAATGATGTTCCGTTTGCTACATTATTTGCGCCACCTCTGTTTGCTGTATCACTAACTAATTCTACCTCAACTGTTACTGCTGAAGAATGAATATTAGTTAGGATTAAACCAAGTACAACTGTAGTCGTACTTCCAGCTACTGTATACATTTTATAAGGTGTTCCAGCACTTGCTGGTTCTGCTGCAAATGTTACTGTTTTAAAAGTATTTGCCATTTATTATATCCTCCTATTATCCTAATGCGATTGCTAGAGCTGTTGGATCATCTAAAGTACAAGCTATCGTAATTGTATCTGTAGAACTTCCAGTAGTCGTAATATTCGCACCAGCCGCTATCGTTAAAGTATTACCATTTGTTATTGTTTGGTTTGAACCTGATGTTCCAGCAATGGTAAAACTGGTCATTGATCCATCTGTTCCTGAATAACTAAAATGCACACCAACGCCATCAGTATTTGAAAATGATCCGTTAGATACAACGTGAGTTACTGGAACTTTTGTATAGCCTGAAGCATCTGTTACAGAACCTGAGACTTTAAAAATTGCATAAGTTGAAGGTGTACCTTCTTTAGTTACTGTTACAATTCCTTTTGCCGTAGCATTAGTTATGTCATCCCAAGATTGAACATAGCCTGATATATCAGCTGAAGCGTCATCTGCATCATCAACATATAAAATTGAAACACTAGATAGAGTTGCGTTATTAAAAGCTATTTTACCAGCTCCAGGATCTGCGTCTGAAGTTGAAGAACTCCAAGTCATTGCTAATTGTGAGTTAGTTCCACTTGCGCCAGTTGAACCAGTTGATCCGGTACTTCCAGTCGAGCCAGTTGCTCCAGTATCGCCTTTATCTCCATTCCTTGTAAAATGAACGGATAATTCGTCTGCTGCTGAAAAAGTATTATTGGATGCTAAATGTGTAACAGCTAATTTATTATATCCGCTAGCATCGGTAGCAGAACCAGTTACCTTAAATCTTGCATAAGTCGTACTGTCATTAATATCAACAATATGAATATATCCTTTAATAGTTGATGTGCTGTCATCCCAAGTAATCGTATCTGCTTGAGTAGTTACTCCATTAGCATCAGCATCGTCAATATAAATTACTGTTGCACTAGCATAAGTTCCGTTGTTAAAAGAAATTTCTCCAGCACCAGGATCTGCATCTGAAGTACCAGTATCAAATTTATAATAGTAACCAGGAATTGCTCCATCTTCACCTGAAGGAACAAATGATAAAAATACTTTATCATCTGCTGTTAAACTTCCAGCACCATCAATATAAGTTAAAGCTAATTTTGTATAACCTGAAGCATCTGTAACAGCACCGGTAATTTTCCAAACGTGCCAAACATTTACGGAGTTAGATTTAGTAAGTCTTATTCTTCCTCTATTGCTCGCATTACCAGTTACATCATCAAAAGATTGTACCCAAGCAGAAACATCAAGTCCATTTGCATCAGCATCATCTACATAAGCAATCGTAGCCGAAGCTAATGTTGTATTATTAAATCTAATATATCCTGATCCAGGATCGCTGTCTGTTGTTGTTGTTGAATAAGTAAATTGAACACTATCTCCGCCTGAAGGAAGAAAATCAGCAACAGTTGTTAAATCACCTGAGCTATCAAAGCCTAAAGTTTTTGATGCTCTGTCTGTTGCGCTTTCAGTAAATTCAGCAGTTGTAATAGTATTTGTTCTTGAAACTTTAAATGATCTATCTAATTGTTCTTGTAATTCTTGAGCAATTGCTAAGTTTTTGTCAATAGCAGTTTCTAATGTATTTGCTGGTAGCGGATCATTTTCTATTAGATCCATTCCTTGCGTTTGAGTAGTATTTCTTCTTAATATTATAGTTTCACCAGTAGCAACTGTATTTCCAACAGTAGTTGTAACAGTTCCACCCGAAGCATTACCAGCACCCGAAACGGTGTAATGAGTAGTTAAAGATTTAACTGTTTCTGCTCCAGTAGCAGAACGAATAATAACTTGCATTTCACTATCAGAAGTTATTTTAAACGTATAGCTAAATGCTGTTGTACTATCATTTCCTGAATAGGAATTTTTAATAGTTGTTGTACTTATAGTCATTAGTTATTGTTCTCCATTGTTTTTAATGTTTCATCAGCTTGTTTAAAAGCTTCTGTCGTTGTTGCAGATAAAGGTTCTGATCTATTGTGTGTTAAAAATTTATTTTTTAATAAATCTATTCCTCTAGCTTGTATGCTGTCATAAAATTCACTCTTAGGATAATTGCTTTCTTTTCCTCCAGTAGAATTAAGCATTTTTCTTGCTTCTGATCTTGCTGATCCTAAAGCTTCTGAAATGTAACCTTCTTTAACTAAACGGTCTGAGTTTTGGTATATTTCACTATTAATTAATGTTTCCATATTTTGTGTAAAAAGTAATCCAGCGTTATAGTCAAAAAATTCTTGTTCTTTATCTGTAAATGGAACAGTTACATTTAATCCATTTAATGAATTGTAATTAATAGATAAGCTTCTTGGTTTTCTAGTTAGTTTTGGCATAACTGATAAAACTTCTTTTTCAGCTGGACCATGTCTATACTTAGATAGAAAAGCAAAGTTAGCTACTGGTTTTCCAAACATATTATAAGATGTTGGTAAATCCTTATTAGCCATTGTACTTTCAATTAAAGTATTCCATTCAGTTGATAATTTTTGAAAATCACTATTAACTGTTAATTTTGAAAGTTGTTTAGCACCACTTGGAATAAATGCTTTTGCAAAATCCATAGCAGCTTTTTTACCAGCCTTACCAGCTGGCATATCACCTGACATTACTTTAGTTAATCTTTGTGCATCATTAACAAAATCACCAGCACCTTTTAAAAAAGTAGAGTTAGATAAATTTTCACCAAAACTTAAAACAAAAGCCATAGTATATTGAGCCATTAATTGCTCATTTAAACCAGCTTCGCTGCTATAAGTATTGTTTAGCATTGCTTCTGTAAAAGCACCAAGATTAGCACCTTGACTAATCATTGTTGTTAAAGGATCAAGTCCAGTTAAATTAATTTGATTACCACCAAAACGAATTGAATTAGGTTGATAATTAAAACCTTTCATCATTTCGTATTTACCACCAGTTGTTTTTCCTGGAATAGTAATATCTGCTCCGCTTGTAACACCGTAATAACCTGGAACAGCCATTCCAAAATAAAACATAGTTCCAAGTCTAAGTCTCATTTCAGCAAGTTGTTTTCTTGCACCACCAGCTGCAATCTCTTGGCTATGTCTTGTTAAAAGTTGAGCTAAAACTGGAGTTCGTTCTGCAACAAATCCAGCAATGTTAATTGGTGTTTGTGTAAATGGAATATAATAATTAGTTAACCAAGTAAAATAACCGCTTGAACCTTTTGCACTTTGAGCCATCTGTCCAAGTTTTCCTAAAATATCACCTCTATCTTTTACTTTAGTTTGAAAGACTGAATACATCATTCCTTCATTAGCGGATTTAACCATTGTAGAAGTTGGATTTAAAACTCTATCAGCTAAGAACATTGAAGCATCAGCTTCTTTTAAAGTTCCTTTTTGGATATTTTCCATAGTTTCTCTAAAAGCTAATGCGTACAATTCTGCTCTATATTCTCTATTTTTAAAAAAGTTATCAGCAGTAGTAAGCATTCTTGTTGGAATACGATCTAATGTTAATATTCTTCCTAATACATCAACACTTTTAGCAGCGGTTTTATTTTCTATATTAAAATTATTAGCTGCCAATCTATGTGATCTCATTTCAATTTTTGATCCACCATGAGTAGCTGGTATTAACTCATCAAATTTACCTAAAGTTTCTTTTAATGATTTTGATTTTAAAGATTTAGATAAAGCAGCCATCATTTCTTGAGCAGCCATTGATTTACCAAATGCTCTTGCAATATCTTCGTAAGCAGCAACACCGCCTTTAACTGTTCCACCTTGTAATCTAGCAACAGCTTTTCTTTCCATTTGTATTATTGCCTGAGAAACCCAGTTACCACCAGTATTTCTAATGTGCGTCATTGGATTTGATAAAATAGAGTTGATAAATATTTCAGCAATACTATCAGAAACTTTTTTCAAATTTGCAAAAGCACCAGCTTCCTGATTAAGTTGTAGTTTAGCTTTATTGCTTCCAGTTTTAAGAAACATTGTTGCTAAAGCTTTTGTTTCTTCAGGTCCACCAAGTTCTATTAATAAATCATTTTTATTTAAATCGTCTAAATCTATATGTGTAAATTTTTTTTCTCTTGTAGGAATTTGAAACTGTCTAAAAGTTCTAGCAGTTTCAGTTTGAACTCCTTTAACTATTTTTTGAAATTCAGACATTAAAGCGAAATGCTGTCTAAATTCTAATTTTTGTAAATCATTAGCTTTGCCTGATGATACAGCATTTGCCATATTATCTAACTTAGCCATACCAGCTGCTAATAATTCTCTTGCAGCATACATATATTCAGCGTTTAAAGTTTGTCCTGGTCTTAAATTTAAAAGAGTTTGTTGTAATTTCTTTGGATCTTTTTGTAGCCAAGTAGAAAGAAACTTTAATTGTTCGTCTGTTTGAACTCTTCTTTTTTGTCTATCAATATCTCCAGCATATTTTTTAGATATAACTTCAATAAACTTAGCAATATCTTCTTTGTTCTTAAATTTTGAAATATTAAAATCGCTTAATACTTTAGGTGTAATTTTTGTTGCATTATACTTAAATAAAATATCATCTGCTTCATCTATACCTAATGCCGCTGGTTTATTAATTTTAAAATCTTTTTTACCTATTTTTACTTCTGTTACAGTTTTTTTATCATCAACTGCAAATACTTCCTTTTCTCCAATTTTAACTTTCTTTTTAGGAACTTGTAATAATTTTTCTGCTTGAGTAGTTTTGCCACCTTTTATTAACTTTTCAGCTGCTGGCAATAACTGTTTTTCTATAATTTCCTTTGTAACCTTTGTGCTAACCATTAATTATTTATCCTTGATTTTTTGAAAAGAGATATTTTAAGATACTCTTTATTTACTTATTTTCTGCAACTTTTGAAATAGTATTGTTTCCTATGTTTTCAGCGACAGCTGTAGCAACACCAGCTCCTCCAACAGATATTGTATTTTGAGGTTTAGCGAATTTAGGAATATTATTCTTAGCATATTTTAAAGCTTTAACTATTGGTCCAGTAAGAACTCCTAATCCAGTTCCTTCAGCCATTCTAAAAGTTGTATTAAATATCTTTTCTTCCGAACTATTTTCTAAATCTACAGCCATTTTCTTAAAACCTTGCACTTGCTCACTATTTAAAAATATTGTTGCATCATCATCGAAAGCTATTCCAGCACCCATTCCATAAGATACTGGCAAAGCCATCCAATTAGGAACTCCGGTATTTTTTAATTTTTTATAAATTGGTATAGCATAAGGAGTGTCTTGAGCTATCATTGCAACAAATTCAGCAGCTTTGCTACTTACATCGCTATCTTCACCAATTTTTTTAACTTGATCTTTTTGTGTGCCTAAATAATTTGAAAACTTTTTAATATTTAAATTAAGACTTTCTTTAATTTTTTTACCATCACCATTATTAAATGCAGCTCTCATAGCTGGATCGGTTTTAGTAAAAGTATTAAATAAAACTCCAGCAGCATTAGAAGCTACATCAACACCGTTTAAACCAGCTAACATTAAAGCTTTAACAGTTTCTTCCGGCATATCTTTAACAAAATTTAATAAACCTTTAGCATAATCGTAGCTATCAGTTTCTTTTTCTTTTTCGTCTTTATAATTAAGATGAACTATTCCAGCTTGAGTTTCTTTTTCATGTCCAGTTAATTCATTGGTATCAATATTGTTATCTATTAAAGTTTTAAAAGCACTACTATTTTTAATATCTTTATTAGATTGAATGCCTAAATATTGTTCTACCCAGTTAAAATTTTCTTCTTCCATTATTATTCTCCAGGTGGTGTTTCTACTTTTATTTTATTAGCAGTAACAGAAGGATTTGTTTCAGCAAAAGCAGAAGCTACTCCATCATTTCCAAGACCTTCAAATTGTTGTTTCCTTACATAGAACATATCTTCAATGACATCTAAAGCATCCATATCTTCCGTATAAGTTTTTAAATCTTTTGTTTGATTAAAAACATTTGCAGCTTCGTCTCTATATTTTTTAAAATAACTTTGACCAGTTAACTTACCAGCTTTTAATTCGTCATTAGTTGGAGGATCAAGTTTTACAGATTTAGTTACTGCTATACTATAAATATCAGGTAAATTATTTGTATCTAAATATTTTTCAGCAACCTCAACATAAGCATCTTCAGCGCTATAACCATTTTTAATTAAAGTATCATAATAATCTAATCCAAGTATTTCTGTTCTTTTTTCAGTTTGTTGGATTGATAAATTTGGTCCAATTTGAAGCATTGCCTTTTGACCTTCTTCGACTTTTCTTAAATCGTCAGCTAATAGTTTTCTATTTTTTTTATAATTAATAAAACCTGGTCTATCAGATTTATATTTATCAAAAACTTGAATAAACTTTTCTAAGTCTTTAATTCCTAATTTATCAGCAAGTTCAGGTGAGGTAAGAACTGCACTTTCAATTGCATCTAAATCCTCTATACCTTCAGCGGAGTGAATAGCTCCATTAATTAATGTTAATATATTTTCATCACTTGGCTTAACTTCACCAAGTTTAACTCTATATAAAGCGTTTCTTTGTGAAGAATTAATTTGATCCGATTTAAACATATCGTTTATATCATCAACAGTAAAAGTTTGATTATTGTTTAGCATATAAGCAAAGTTTGAAACTTTAGCTCTAGTATCTGCTTTTTCTTTTATTTCATCAAAATTTCTTTCATCAACATAATTACTAACAATTGCATTTGCAGCATTAGATCTAACAATTTTAGCTTCTTCAGTTCCAACTAATTCTTCTAATTCTGATCCTAATTCATAAACACCAAAAGGATCGTTTTTAGTTCTAAAAGCAAGTTGGAAAGTTAATGTTCTTTTTTTACTATCTTCTTTTAATTTTTTCCAAGCCTTAGCACCATATCTAGCTTCATTACTTGGATCATTAAAAAATAAGCTTTTTTGACCAGCACCATACAATCTTGTTTTTATATCATCTGATGCTTCCATTTTATCAAAAGACATAACGTCATCTAAATCATTAGCGTAAGATTGCTCAGTATGATTACTTATAATTTTTGAATAAAGGTTATCGTAATTCTTATCAACGGTATCAGCTAAATAATTATTAAAAGCTTGTTTAACATCTTTGTTTTGATCTTTAATTAAATTTTCAAAGTTTTTAGGATCTAAGTCTTTTATAAAAGTAGTTAAATTTTCAATTTTAGTTTCGTTATTATATTTGCCTAAAGCTTCACTAATTTTAGGATAAGTCTCTAATTTTAATTTTCTTAAACTATTCTTATCTTCTTGTTTCTTAGTTAGTTTAGCAGCATCAAGAATAGGTTTAGTTAAAGCATTAAAACCTTGCTCAACCATTGCTCCAATTTGTAATGTTGGCAAAGCCGCAGCTCCTACTGGAATATTTTGCAATTGAGCTATTTGTCTATTTGATCTTTCAATTTTAATTTTAGCCATTAACCAAGTAAGCTCCCATATTCTTCTCTGTTTGTATAAATATCTCCACCAGCTTTTGCTAAACCAGTTCTAAAAGCAAGTTCGCCTTTAAATGCTTCACCTCTACCTCTTGCTTCAGTTAATAATGATCTATTAATTTCGTTTTGATAAGTTACTCTTGAATTATAATTAGCTATAGAAACATCATAAGCATTTTCTATATTTTGATCTAACATTAATAAGTATGGAGTTTCTCCTACTCTATCTACATCAACACCACTTTTTAAAAGATTAACTAATAAAGAGCTTTGATCTCTCTCTTGTTGTTTTAATAATCTTGGTAATTCTATATTTTGAAATGCTTGTTGTTTAATTGCTGCGTTCTTTCTTGCAAGTTGAGCTTCTTGATACAATAAACTTTGATTAAATTGTCCAGTTGCTCTAGCTGCGTATGCGCCAAATATATTTCCTACGAATGCCATTATTTAAAAATCCTCGCTAATTGATAATAGTCTGATCCATCAGGACCATAATTTTTTTTTAATCCTTCAATTTCCATACCTAACCAGGTAGCAAATCTTACTCCTTCTTTAAATTCTGCTTTAACTGATGTCTGTAATCTTTTAATTTTATTTTTTTTACAAACTTCAAGCATTTTATTTACTATTGTTCTTGCTGCTAAAAATTTAACATCAAAAATATTTTGAGAAGCCATTACCCAACCTTCAGCAACACCATTCCACAAAACAACTAAGCCAAATGCAAATGCTGGTTTTCCATTAATATACATTGTAAAAGCATTTCCAGTTTGAGAGTAGTTGCATATTCTATTGTCCTCAAAACTAGCATCTATTTCCATAAGCTTATAATTCATACCAAAGCTTACTATTTTATCTGCGTCTGATTTCTTAAAAAGTTTTAATTCATTAGCCATCAGATATTACAAAAGTTGGATAAATTGCTAACAACGATAAAGGCAAAGGTTGATCTTGTTTTACAAATATAAATCCATCTGAATTGTAATCATCAGTAAATTCGACTGTCTTATCTCCAGCTAATAAAGTAGATACTGGACTGTCCATATCACTTGATGTAGTTCTAAATGGCACGGTTTCAAGATTTGTTAAACTTGGACCACATTTTGCGCCAACGGTGTTAAATAATCTTAATACTACTTTTGAAATTCTTTTAATTTTTCCTTGACCAGTTCCTTCAGCTGAACCACCTTCAACTCTCATAGTTTGAAGAACACTATCATAACCTAATCCAACTTTAACTTTTTTAGAACTTCTCTCTAAAGTAATTCCTCCACTTGAAACTATTTTATCAGCATGAGTTGATCCGTCTGCTAAAATTTGAACTGTTTGTCCTTCAAGATGATCTAATCCAGTAATAGATGTTGTGGCTGTTCCGTCATAGCTTAAACCACTATCTACAAAATGAAAATCTGTTGCTGTAGTTTCATCAAAATCAAAATCTGAGAAACATTCTACATATCGTCTAGTTGAGCCATTAACTATTCTTTTAACAATAACCCAAAGTTCATCTTCATTTAATTCTCCGGAAATTGAAGCAATACTTTCTACAACTGCATGACTTTCATTTTGAACTGTAAGTCTTGCTGTATCAAAACTTTTACAACTTAAAAATCCAGTTGCGTTGTGAGAACTTTCTCTAATTGTAACAACTGCGGCTGCTGGATTAGCAACAGTAAAATCAGCGTGAGCATTAATAGCAGTATAAATATTATCTGCTGTTGTATTATTATTAGTTTCAGTTTTAAATTCATTTGTTCCAGCAGTTCCGGTTGTAGAAGTAAAAGTAACTTCTTCACCATTGGATTTTGTAAAAACTAATTTAGTTCCAGTAGCTATATTTGCATAATCAGAAACTGTAATTGTGCATTCTTGTCCAATACCACCTACTTTATGTCTTGTCCATGAAACAACATTTTCTGATCTTTGATAAGTAAGACAAGCTAAAACTCCATCATTTCTTACACACCATAAATTACTATCAGGTGATTGTTGATAAGACATTTCATCAATACCACTATCAGTAACGGTTTCATTTAATATTGTAAGATCAGGTGCAGAATATCCATCTACATCAAAATCATAAGCTAATTCTCTAATTTTTCTTTTTGCTTTTTGTAAAAATAAAGTAGCATTTCCAGCTGGAACAGCATCAACAGTTGAGCTTCCATAAGAAGATTGCTTTTTAATTGTTACATTGCTTGGCGTAACAGCAGCATCAGTACCATCAGCACTTACAGTCCATTCACCACCAGTTGTGCCAACGATTAATGTTCTAACAGCTTTTAAATATCTAATGGCGTTAACTTGGTTTGAAGCGATGGTATATACCATTGCATCATCAGCGTTTGTACCAACTGTCATATTTTCATAATCACCGGACTTAGAAAAATATAAAGTTTGTGGCTCGTCTGTTGTACCAGCAAAAACTAATCTTTGTTCAAAGAAAGATACACATGATGGATGACCAGTTGTGTCAGAAAAAGCTCCTAATGAAAATGCTGCTGTAGCATCCGTATTAGCAAAAGCTTTTGTAATTGTGCAAACTACAACTGTTGTATTTGTTCTAGCTGTTATTTTTGCTTCACCACTATTAAATTTTAAAATTCTTCCAACGTCTGTTGTTGCCCAGCCATCACCACCATTAATTCCAGTAGTTGAACTAGCTGTTATATTTACGCCAGTTCCAGTTCCTGAAGAAGCTGGAGTGAGTGTTGTTGCTGTAGTGTTTTCAGATAAATAAGGTCCAGTTTCTCCAAAATCTACTTCGGATAATGTCCAACTTGTATGTGCAGTTCTTGAAAGTTTTGATACTTCATGAGAACTATGTGTGATGTATAAAATATCAGCACTTTGAGCAAATTTTAAATTAGGTAATTGAGCTGTCGTATAACTTGTTGTTATTTGATAAATTTTATTAGCAATTCCACCTGAAGAATAAGCAGTATAAGCTGATGAATTAATATCATTGCCATCTACATCTTGTAATTCAAAAGTGTGAGTAGTTTTATCTGCAACTTTAAAAGTTTTACCATTAACTTGCGTCATTCCAACTACACCAGTTATAATTACAAAGTCTCCATTAGAATATCCATGTGAGCTAGATGTAACTACAGCTGGATTAGCAGCAGTAATTCCAGTAATTGTTTTATTACTTTCTGTTATCTGACCTTTATCTTTAAAAAATCTTATATACTGATTTCCAAACTCTAACATATAAGTTTGAGTTGTAGAAAATTCAAAAGGTATTAATCTTGTTTTAGCAGAACTATCTTTAACTTCCGAAATAAATTGAGTACCTACTCTTCTAGTTGCTGCTCCTTGAGGATGCACCAACATATTCTCCATAGTTTTACATCCTGAAGAATATTTTTCAAAATCTGTTCTACCATCTAGCTTTGCAGAAAATTCTCCTGATACAAAACTACTTAATGCTAATGTCGTTCTTGGCATATTTCTTTTTCCAAATTTCCTCTTGAGTTAAACCTTCTTCGTCTATTTTTTGTTTTGATCTATGATTAATATTTTTTGGATCAATCACTTCGACCAAAGCATAACGATATATTTTATTAGAACTTTGCCATTCAAAATGAATTAAATGTCTTGGTTTTAAATATAAAGATATGTTTCTTGGATCAAAAGCTGCTTTGACCATTATAGTCTAGCATCTGTAAATTCATTTGCTTCAACAGTATCTAAGCTATTTTCTGTAGCATCTATAAATCTAGCTTCTCTTAATCTTTCATCAGCTCTAGTCATATAATTATTAGCTAGTGTTGCATTATTCGTAATAGGATATGCAAGATCAGCAGCTAATTGATGACTAATTGCTTCTCTTAAATAAACATCATAATTATTAGGATCTGTATCTAAAGCAACATAAACTAAATAAACAGTTGTTTGATCGGTTACTATATTTTTACCTTCAACTTTGTAAGGTAAATCAGCAGCTATGCTATCTGTAGTTCCATTATGAATTTTCATTACTCTAAGAAAATCACTAGGTAGAGCATAAGAATAATTAAATTCCATTACTGGAGCTGTACTATTTCTAGCAAGTTCTACTCGCTTAATTAAGCAGTTCCAATTATGACCTCTAAATACTCTATTTCTAACTGGCTCGTATCTTTGGTTACATAATCTAGCATTTTTAGTATCTTCCGTTAAAGCTGAGATTGTCGATGCACCTATAAGATTGAGTGCTGAATTACAAATATTTACAACAGAAGCCATTATAAAATCACGCCTATTATAATAATAACAATAATACTAATAATAGTAGTTTTAATTTTTGTACTTCTACTATTCCAATATTTTATAATATTTTTCATTATATATTCTCCGTTTTTATTTCTTTACATTGAAATTTGATTGCTAATTTTTCTTCTTCTACTTTATCATCATTTATATTTTCTAAATGAACATACGCTTGTTTATATCCTTCAAGAATACAAGCATTATAAGTTTCAAACTCTAATGCTACTACTCTTTCTGAAAAGCAGCTTGGTGGCACATTAGCAAATGAGCAAAGATAAAGTATAATAACGTATTTCATTAAATTCTTTTTGCATCTTAGGCGAGTTCCACTCTCGCTTTCCTCGCCTAAAATTCTATTGTCTAGTTAACAGCATAGTGAATGCAGAACGACATATCACCTTCAGTTCCACCAGCAGCAGCCATCGTAGCCGCTATGTAGTAGTAACCGCCAGGATCAGCTGACGCTCCAGCCATTTCCCACATTGCTTTACCAGCCGTGTTGATGTCAGCAGCTTCGTGTCTTACATCTGCAATTGCAGCAGCATCAGCCACCGTACTTGCGAAGTAATCTTCGTCTACTACTGTTCCATCACTTTGATATATTCCAACATTGAAAGTACAAGAACCACCAAAAGTATCAGATCCCACCCAAATTTGTGGAACTACTGCATTACTTGGTATTGGCGCAAGCATAACAATATCGTTATCATCACTATCTCCAGCCGCAACAACTATAGTACCTTGAGCTACACGAAGAACTCCGTGTAAAAGTGCCGAGTTGTTTTGAACTTGAGGAGTAGCTTCAAAATTAGCTACTAAGTCTGAGTTTTTAGTACCCATATTATTTATCTCCTATTAAGTTATTACTCGTTACAAGGTATTTGAACAACTTTTTCTTCTTCCATTCTAACAGCACCAATATCCATACCGTAATAAACTTGAGTAGAATATGATTTGTCAGCTCTTTCAGAAATTTTAGCCGATACGTCACTACCGATAGCTAGTTTTACTGCATCTTCTGTAAAACCAAAACATAATCTATCTGTAGTATGAGTAGCGTCTTTGTTCAGTCTTGTTGACATTATGAAATTAAATCCAAGAAAACTATCTACTTGTCCTGAAGCTAAAGCTTTAACTGTATTAAAGTCTGAGCTAGTTACTTCAGTAGTCGCTAGTAAGTCTTGAACTTGTTTTGGACCACAAACTAAAAATCTTCTTAATGAAGGATCTACGTCATTGTTATCCAAAATGTATTTAGCAGTTCTAAGTTTTGCAATTGTCAAACCGTCTGATTGGTCTGTTGTTGCAGTCTTTTGACCACTAGGTAGAGCAGTTGATGTTCCACCGGCAACGCCAGTATAAGCTGTACCATTCATAGCAGTAATGATGACATCATCTATACTTCTATTCATAGCAGCAGCAGCTGCTCTTGCGTATGTGCTAGTTGGATCAATTAATGCTCTTACTTTATCAGCATCATCAACTAAATCCGCCCATTCATACGTTGCCAAAGATACTCTACGTCTTGAGTGTGGAGTGTCAATTTGAGGCGTATCGCTATGTCTGCTAGTTTTTAACTGAGCAGCAGTAACTCCGATTTGCAGTTATGTTATCGTAGCTTTTTTAATTACTACTTCTATGTATCACTACACAGCTCAGACTATATCATCATCTTTTAAGATGTTGGTTTTTCTTGGAGATATTATTCTTTCGTCAATCTCTAGTCGTTGAACTTTCTATATACCTTTTAAATTATATAGCTTAGCTGCTGATTGTCTCCTAAGAGAGTTTCCAGCAATTTAACCAATTTTACTTCAACTATTTTTTTAATCGAAGAATGCGTTTTTTCCTCTAACTTTTTCCACATCAACAGCAGATCGTAACTTTGATCCAGTTTGTTGTGCCAACATCGACACGTTAGCCGAATATTGCTCAACAAAACTTGTAGTTATATTTACACTCATAGTAAATACTCCTATTGTTAGATTGTTAATGTTAAGTTTTTCGGTTGATTATCCTTACGGATCTTCCTCTATTTAACATCTAGTCGATGATAGTCTTTCCTAATGTCAACAAAGGTCTTGCGATTGTCTTTGTATTTTATTTATCTAATTGCTTAGACAAATTCTATTCAACATTATCTTCGTTATTTTTTTTACGAATTAATGTTGCTACTTCTTCTACAGCTTGAGAGTGATTAGGATGGTTTTTATCCCAATACGCTGAGCCTGTTTGTTGTAATGTTGCAATTTGTTTATTAATTTCAGGTACAGTTAAGTAAGGAACTTGATCTCCTTTAACCATTGTATCTTCTGATAACTTATTTGCTAAACCAACAAATGCTTTTATTACTTGAGGATTGTCTCCTAAACGAGATCCATCTTGTAAAAGAGTATCATTAATAAACTCTTTCCCAAGTGTAGCATGAGCTAAGTTTTTTGCAGATTGTATTTGTCTATCAAAAGTAGCACCATATTCTTTTCTCAATTCTTTAACACTTTCTTCTTGCGCTAATTTAATTTGAGCTTGTTGGTCATCACTACCTTTATTAATAACATCATTATAATATTTCATTATACCTTGAGCTTGTCTTGGCAATAAACCAAGTTTAACTGCCTCAGCACTAAAGCTTTTTAAAGTGTCATCATCTACTTTATGACCTTCAGGTAAATCGTATTTATAAGCATCTGCGTTATCAGGTGTTCCTAATTTTTTATATACATCTTTCCAATCTTCGTCAGTTGCATATTTATTTGGAACATTAATCTTATCGCCACCTACTAATTTTTGTGAGTGTAAATAAGACTTTACAAAATCATCCATATTGGAAAAATTCTGCAAAGATTTTTCTTCTTTATAAGCTTCAGGAATTAATGTTTTAAAATCAACTTCCTTTGGCTGTTCTGTTGTTGTTTCCGATGTCAGCGTTGTAGTTGTCTGCACATCAGGTTGAGCTGGTTGCTGTTCTGCTGCAACCGTTTCAGTTGTCTGATCCATGAGATTACTCCTCTAGGTTTTTATTAATCATGCTTTTTATAAAGACTAATACACTTCGTTGTCCTTCTAAAAAAGCTGTTTCGTGACTGTCACCTTTGGCATGAGTGGTCACAAACTCATGACATCGTTTTTCCAAATCCTCGATAACTTTTTTACCGTCATCGGAATTGAAAACAATTTTGTAATTTTTTATTAAACTTATTAATGCTTTATTGCTGTCTGTCGGTTTCATTTATAGCTTGAACTGCTGGTGCAACATTTTTAGCCACTTGGCTTTCTTGCATTGCGTTCATCATTTCCATTTGCTGTTGTTGAGCCGCTTGTTTCTGTTCTGTTATTTCTTGTACCTGAGCATCTGATCTAATAATTTTTGCTGGTATTCCAAGAATTTTTATAATTTCTTTAACTAAACCTTGAGGATCTATGTAATCCGTAACTGGAGCTACTTGTCCAATTGAGCCAAATATTTCTAAACCTCTTATAATAGAACTTAATTCTTGTCCTTTTTGAGCTAAAGCCATTGGCGATACATATTCAACATCTATCTCTTGATCTATTAAAACTTCAGGAGCTGGCTTAAATAAATTATTTCTAAGCATAATATTAAATACTCTAATAACTGTTGGATTTAATAACTCTACTTGTAATCTTCCTAAAGTTGGACCAAGTATTCTCATTTTTTCTTCTGATCTTTGAGCAACTTCTGTTGCAGTCATATTTCTATTTTCAGTAACTAATAACTGGTCAACATGGAAAGTTTGAGAAATAGCTTTTCTTCTTTGCTCTTCCATATTTAAACCTAACGGATTGTTAGCTCCAATATTTAATGGCTCAATACGATCTCTACTTCCTGATCTATAATAATTTAAAGATCCTGGAGCAGTTCTTATTGGTAACATCATTGCATCGTCAGGAACTAGAAGCGGTGGATCCACTTGTTTCTGTGCCGCCTTTAGTCCTACTTCTACCATTTTGTTAAGTACCTTAACGTCAGGCAATGAGTTCATTCCAGGTGATCTACCATAGATTTCGTTTGACGCTTTTAAAAAACGTGGAACGACATAAGGAAATTCTCTAAAGCCTCCAATAGAAATAATGTTACCGCTTTCCATTTCCATATAAATAGAAACGAAAGGCATATTCATACCATCTTCTTTTTTAGGATTATAAATATCTCTTGGTTTAACAACATGGCAAAATTCAACATCATCAAATGGAGAATTTTTATGAATGTTATTAACCTCTTTACTTAAATTTTCTAAACCAAATTTTTCAGCAGCAGCTTTTGCAGTAATTTTAAATCTTCTATATATACAATCAACTAAACCTTTAGCATTTTCTGAAATATAAATTTCTTTAATATGTCTAGCAGAAAAACGAACAATATCAATTTCATCTTCTTCAATAAACATTGCAGCAGTTCCAAATGCACAAAGGTCATGGTAAGTTTCAAAAACTTCTTGCTGAAAGTTTGATCTTTGAAAAGCGATATACATTTTATCGGTTACATCTTCTAACCATTCTTTAGCTTCATCGTTTTCATTTAATATTGTTTCTTTAAATCTTAAAGAAAACCAACGATTAGCAGAAGAAGTAAGCATACCATGTAAGGAACTTGCTAATAATTCTAATGAATGAATTGCTGTTGCATCAAAAACGTCTACGTGCCTTTTATCACCTCTAACCTTTTCATCTACAATATCTGATTTTCTTGGTATTACTAAATCCGCAACTTCTTGCCAATGTGTCTCCCAGTTAGATCTTCTATCCATTAACCTAGACATATTGTTTTTTAGCTCAGCAGATAAAGCTTTATTATTGTTTTCCATTATTTTTTCTTTTTTCTTTTAGTTTTTTTCCATCCACGCTTCATAGCTGAATAAGATTTTTTACTAATAGTTGATTTTGATTTTGGTCTTGAAATTCCAAGACGTTTTCTTCGGTTAATATTTCTTACTAAAGACATTTTATCCTAATAAAGTTCTATAAGACAAAGTTAAATCTTCATCAGTAACACCTAAGTTAGTAGATTTTCTTCCTCTTCTTTTAATAGATGACATTCTTTGTTGCGCTAACTCAGCAGTAGTTGGACCAGCTGGTGATGCTTTTACAGCAGCCTTTTGAATTGTTTGTGCTGGTTTTGGTTTTGGTCTACTTATAATTCTTCTTGCAAATCCACCCATATATTTCTCCTTAACCTAATAAAGTTTTTTGTTCGTATTCTTCTTCAGATATTTCATTCAATCCTTTAGCTGAAGTTAAAATTGTTGATTGTCTGCCTTTTCTTGCTAAAGCTCTTCTTCTTTCATCAGCTTCAGAAGCAGCGTCTCTAGCTGCATCTACAGCAGAAGGCACTTCTTCAACTTTGGGTAATTCCAATTTAGGCATAGCTGGCATTTTAGGCATAAACATTTTAGCAATGAATGACATAATTATAATATCCTGTAATCACCTTCAGCAACACGCTGACGGTTTTTGTTTGTTAATTGTTGTTCTTGTATTCCAGTAGCCAAACATCTTAAAGCATCCATTGGATGACTTGAGAAATCATGTACTGGTTTTATTTTATAAACTCTTTCCTTATCATTATATTTTCTATGATAATGTCTAAGAGCTATTAGTAAATCCGAGCAGTTATCGCTGTTTATTTTACATCTTGGTAAAATCATTTTAACAGCATGAATACCATCTTCTAAAGGTAGTCTTGGTGCTACTCTAAACCTAATTCCATAATTATTAGCAACTTCACGTCTTGTATAACCTGAGCTAAAGTCAGTTTGTTCTACATCATGCGGTGCATAATGATTGCCATAAATATAATTTTTTTCTTTTAATAGTTCAGCATAGTGAGGTAATGCTTCTTTTTCATTCTCATAGTAATCAATAATATGAATATTATGATTTATTTGTTGAAAAAAGATTATCGAACAAGCATCTGTATAACCTAAATCCCAAGCTGTATGAACTAAGTGTGCCGGATCATAAGGAATATTACCTATTCTTTTAGCCTCATCTAAATCGTCAACCAAATCTCCATAGATTGATCCTGAGATATTTCCAATAAAAGAACATTCAAATTCTTGATTATATTTAGCTTCACCCATTACGGTCAAAGCAGCTTCAAGTTCTTCTTTATCAACTATATTTGTTTCTGAAGCTTTAGCCTTATATAAAAACCATTTATTATCGGATTGAGCTTTTTGGTAATAATCATAAAAAATATTATTCATTCCTTTTGGAGTACCAATAAGAAACATTTTTCCTCTTCGATCCGAAAGTGCCGGTGTAATAACCTCGTCTATTAAACCTTGAGAAACTTGAGCAACTTCGTCAATTGCCACCATATCTAAATAAATTCCTCTAATGCTATCAAAATTTTCTGATGATAATAAAGTTATTCTAGCACCATTAACCAAATCACATCTAAGTTCACTTTCGTTATATTTAGTACCTGGAATATTCTTTGTGTAATATTTTAGGTAATCCCAAGCAATGCTTTTGGCTTGCTTATATGTTGGAGCTATGTAACTCAAACGTGGATTATGATTTTTATTTGTTAATGCAGCTTTAATCAAATGATTTAAAACCATAACGGTTTTGCCAAACCTTCTATGGCAACATAAAACCGCATATCTATAATTATCTAATTCTTTGTGTACCAATGCCTGTTGAGGTCTTGGTTTATACGGTATTGTAATCTTCATTAATGAACTGTTGGTGGTCCTTCATTAAAATTAGAAGGCATCTTTATAGCTCTGAACACAAACTCACAAAATTCATTAATATCTTCTTCTTCCTCAAATCCTGAGAAGTTAATTATAAGTTCGTTGTTGTAAGCTTT